GGATCAACTTCACTCTCTGTCGTTCCCGAGCCTTCCACAAAGTAAGCCACCATCAAAGTAATGTCGTGACCTACTACATCCTCAAGCGGTTGATTCATCGGAAAAGCACTAACAAAACACGGAGCACGAAAACCTTGGATACCAGCAGTTCCGCCGGTAGCTCCAGCATCACCACCAGCAACAAACCATTCACGAACTGTCTTGGCAAAGAAGTCTGACCGAATTTGAGTAAATTCAGCAGAACCGAGACCATGAACGATAGTTGCATTGATTGACATACTGTTGAACAGTGCTGGCAAGTTTTTCGTAAAAGAACTTGCACGACGCTTTAGTTCAGCCGAATTAAGTGATAATTCCGGTATGGAAACATCACCTACTTCAGCAACAGGTACCCAAGAAGGTGAATCGTAAGTACCCCCGTCATCATTGTAGTACAAAACACAATCAGCACCGACGACAGGGCCATCATTGAAACTTGGCATAACTCTTACTCCCTATGTGTAGAACCTATTAGGTACAGTCGATATAAAGACCATTGTCCAATAGGCTTCAAACAGATTTGCATCCCGCATTCCTTGGTAATTCAGTGGTAGTCCGTTTTCGTCTTTGTCTGCAATCGTGCTCAACCAAGAGTATTTGATACTGTTGATCTTGGCAGACATTTGGAGAGCCATGTAATCCTTAATGTCTTCGGCGGTTTCTACGTAATTACTTACTTCGTCATACTCTCCTGTTAGACCAGCTTTTTGAATGGGATACTGGAGACCACAACGAACAGCAAGTTGTTCTTTGAATGTCCGGGCTCGATCATGTAACTCTTGATCACTAACCGTTCCTACAATCCAAAGTTGTCCATCTGTAGAAAGGTCTTTAACTGGTTGTTCGGGACGATAGGTGGTAGTGACATCAAAATCGTTGAGTGTAAACTCTGTGTTTATCTGTGCAGTCTGTACAGCATTTTGAAAGACCAGCAAAAAGCTCTCTAAACGACTAGCCATTTCAATTAGCATCCTGTAGTTTGAATTCTGGTGTTGACACTTCAACCGGACTGATCGGTGCCTTGACGGTCACCTTGCCGCTGACACTCACCGTCACGTCGATGGGCCCTTCTGTGGTGTCGACCGCAGCGTCGAGGTATTTGTACTGAATGAGGTCCGGGGCGAACTGCCCGCTACCGTCGGTCGTACCGCTGTCGCTCGCTGAGAGCGTGCCAGCGGCCGTCGATACGCTAGCACCGCTAATTGCTGAATCTGCATCGTCAACGACAGTGATCGTGACCAGGTCGCCGAAGTACATCGTGCCGGTGCAGTATGCTTGATCCTCAAATGTGATCGCGTTGGTGGCACCACCCGAGTAGCTGTTTTTTATGATCTGCACATTGTCATATGTCCGCTCACCACCAGAATAGCCGTACCCGAATGACAGGCTCGTATGGGTGTAGGCATGCCCTTCGGCCGAATCGGTGAACGTGCAGCCGACAAAGTCGACGTCCTCGATGATCGCCGGTCCGTCACCATCCAGAATTTGCAGACTTACATCATTAGAGATGAATTCATCACCAGTGACTGTCCAATTGATGGCCGGCTCTGAACCGGTGATTGTGAATGCCTCGGCCGTGTCGCCGTTGTCGATGGCGATCGCTTTCCAGGTGTTGCCGTTGAAGGCAATCCCCGCATCATCCATTGCCGAGGCGTTGTTGAGGAAGCTTACTCGACAGCCAATGCAATTATTGAAGACCTCGTCGTCGGTAGCCGTGATCGTTCCCGTAGCCGTGTCGACAGGGTCCGCGTCCATCGTATACGTGAAGGTGTCATCATCAACACGAGTAACGACAAACGTGCCATTGTAATCGCTCTCGTTGGCACCACTGATGGTGACGATGTTGCCGTTGCGGAACCAGTGACCGGTTGCTGTCGCTGTGGCTGTGGTGCCACTCGACACGATGGTCACAGTAGGGGCATAACCCGTTGACGCGGTAGCGTCATTACCGCTGACAGTCAAGTCTGTAATTGGCCCCTCAGCGTCAACATTGTTGCGGATTCGCATCGCCCGCACGTTATTTGGGTTGCCTGTGTGGTACTCCCGCTCGAAACGTTCGATCACGTTGATCGTGTTGTTGCTAATAGTGTTGTTGTCGGCTGCCGTTGACGAATAACCATCCTGAACGATACCGCGACCAGCCCCATCAATCTCGTTGGTGTCAATCGTGACATTTGACATCGCGACTGTGATAATGCCGTAACCATTTGTTACTAACGTTTGCATGTGAAGAGTGTTGTCGCTACATGACGTCGTGCCAGTTGCAATGCCCCCAGGAGCAATGCCAGCCTGGGGTATCTGATTAAGTGTGTTCTCGTCAATCACAACCGTCGTGTCAGTCGCCGTTGATTGCCCTGTCGTAAATCCAGTGCGAATGGCAGCAACTAGATTTAAGCGATTGGAAATGTTTGCCGTGTTGGATGTGTCAACGTTGTTGTAAGAAATCTCAACATCTGAGTCAGCAGTGTCACTCTTGGCCGCGTACTTACCCATCTCTGATGCCAAAATTGGGTAAGGATCAAGGCAATTAGCAATTGCGAATGACACGCCTTGGCCACTGCCACCTATCGTCAGACCATTGATGACGACGGCATACACACCAAGCGCCGTATGGCATGGATTAGCAAACGACACTTCGCCACCACCAACAGTGTCGATGAGAGTAAAATTCTCTGGAGTCGTTGTCGTGTGATCTGCCGATACGTCATCACCGAGAGCCAGTGCTTCCAGATTGAGCAAATAGTCACTGTCACCCGTATATTTTCGGTCGGCAATGATCGCACAGATACCGTCACGTTGCATACTCACGGCATCGACATACACCGTGTCGTCTGACGACGTAGTGTTCCAGCCTTTGATCACTACATAGACATTCGTCTCTCCAGTCGGGACAAACCTTTGCAGGCTCATACGACCACTACCGTCGAGTGTGCCGGAGGCTAGTTCTGAATCGTCTGATGCTGCATGGACGCCTACCTGTACCTGCGTGCCAGAACCCACGCCAGAGCCAGCGAAGTGCAGTGAGTGCTGGATGGTGTTTTCGCCGATGGCAATATTATCGCTTTTGAATTCTTCGGCGTTATCTTCGTCAACCTCGGTGCCAGTACCCTCAATAAGCATTTGCAAGACGTTCGCACCGAAGAGGCCATTACTCGTAGCCTTGGCAGCGATAATCGTACTACCCGGCGAATCGCCATCAACCATAGTCCAGTTATCAATGCCGGTGTAAGCACCCGGTGTGCCTGCATCGTCTGCGGCATCGCCAATATCATTAGATTCAAAACCACCATTCGCAACATTAGCTTGGGCAGTTTGATTGTGGGCCGTAATGTCATTGCCCTTCAGATCAAGCGTGATCCCGTCTGCCGCAATCAGTACGGCGTGGTAGTCCCGCACGACATCCGTTCCCAATTCGTAGGTTTCGTCTGCCGTGTCCAGTACGATGGGGTTGTCAGGGTCGGCAAAGTTTGTCGACAGCCAGGAGGCATCAATCGTCGTCGTCTGGGCCAATGACGACGCGGTGAACGCAAGCAGGATAATGAACGTCAAGATTGTTTTCATGATGTAAGTGATGCTTTCTCGGCATCCGAGAGTGACTGGTTGAAATACTGGCAAGACTCAATGTCACCATCAAACAAACTGCTTCCCAATCCATAAGCAGCCAAGCTGATGCGATCGAAATAGTCATCTGACTTGGAGCCGGCGGCAACGATATCGGCAAACCAATCGTTGGCATCACCTGCACCAGTGACCACAGGTGAATCCAGTGTCAACTCCGAGCCATTCAGCCAGATATTCAGTCCGCCGCCGCTACCGGGTTGGTCAATGAATGCCTTGTACCATGTTCCTGTTGATAAATTTGCGTTGTTGGAATCCACAAATACGTAATCACTGCCGGAACGTTTGAGATACACACTGATTTCATCGCTAAAGGTAGCAACTGCGATACTGCCATCACCGTCGTCGGTGCTCGTAAATGAAACTATTCTGTTTTCGCCACTCACACTTGCTGGTCGGAAAATAATCAGCAAACCGCCCGCCGAATCATCGCTCATCGCCTGAGCATCGGCAGTACTCAGCGTGTCGTACATGTACACGCCAGCAGTACCGTCAAAATTCACGTAGTATGAAGAGCCAGCTGGCGGCGTGTCATCTTGCACACTCACACTACTGTTGATCACCCACGTAAACTGCGTGAAGTTCCCTTGCGAATCATCCCAGGAGGTGAGCTCTGTGTCGTCCGACTGAGGACTGATATTCGCTGAGAGCAAATCCCACACTGGCGACGTACCACTACCCACTTCATTAACCGTGATCGAAAATACCGCTGTATCTGGTGTATTCACACCGTCGTCGACTTGAACGGTCACAGTCATCGAGCCGCTCTGTGCAGACAGGTCAACATCGGCCTCTAAGTACAACTCTGTTCCTGAAATGAAAAACAGCGACGTGTCCCCAGCCGACAAGGACAACTCGTTGGTGCCGGTCTCATCATCCGTCACCACAATGTCGGCCATGAAGGTCGGGCTGGACACGTCTGCATCATCGTCGATCTCGGCGACTTCGTTTGCCAAAGCAACAGTAGGGGCTGTACCAGATTCTGTTCGCTTAAACAGACCTGTGTTGCCTCTCCACCAATGATAGTTCGGTTTTGTCATCACTAGCTCAGTTTGAAGACTTCAAGAGTACTGTTGCCAGCCTGTATATCTTCCGAACTACCACTAGTAAGAAACACAAGTCTTAACCATGGCCATACCAATACCTCTGGCCGACAAACATAGAGACCATCAGCGGTCGGATCAATCGTCTGTTCAATGAGACTTCCATCAATATCATCCCTAATCCTTAAGAAGTTTGTAATATCTACAGGATTAAGACCAGCAGCTTCAATACCATAGTAACCCATTAGGACACTGGTAGTATCAAGGGTATCAACGATCTTAACACCCATTCCACCACCATAACCTTGCATATCAATCGGAGAGGTAAAGGCCTGTCCAATTGACACAGTAATGGTTTGACTTGGTTTGTCTCGAACGAACTCTTGCATCGTTATTCACCTGTGACGACAGTATGTATTCGCAGAGCAACCCGGTTATGGCTTGTGTATTTCCAATGAGCAATGTCACCTAACTTGGCAACCTCACACACCAGTGATCCATCTCTAATCTCATCACCGATTTGAGGTTCATAATCAATGACATCCGCCGCAGTGATTATGTAGTCTCTGCGGCGGATGTCGGTACTGATTCCGTAGTGCAGTAATTCTTCGTGAGCCAGTTCATAGCAAGTGACTTCGACATCTGCGAACTCTTCAATATCATTGCGATAGATATCTACCGTTCGCTTGTTCAACTCCCGCATACGAGTAGCGAGCCGATTGAACCGTTCTTCAAAGTCATATGCCATCGTCAACTCATTACGAAGGCTGTGGTGTGATGTTGATAGCTGTCAGCACATAGTCATCACCAGAAGCGGCTGCCGCTACTGCCGTACCTATTTGTCCGTCACTCGAAGCATGTCCATCTGTGACTGCCGCTCCAGCTGAGACATCCCAATCAACTTCATCACCTGCATTAAATGTGTGCGTAGCGGTTTTCTTCAACTTATAAACAGAGCCAGGTCCAACATCCAAAGCACCGAGGGCGTCTTCAGCAATGGCTTGATTGGCGACACCCGCCAACCAAGGTGCCGAGGCGGGTTGCATGACTACTTCGCCAAAAGCAACGGCAGCACCAGTAGCTGTGTGATCGATGAAGTTTTGAGTACCATGAGAATAAATGGCTTCTTCTGTTTGAGCCATGAGTATGTCTCCCTATGAGGATTTAGTTTCAAAATAAGCCCCCTATATCCCTGATAGGGATTACGCACCACCAGTAGATTTCACAACGTACTCATCATCAGCTTCACCCGTACCAAAGTCGAAGTACGATCGCCATTGCATACCCAGCGTATTGAAAGATGTCTCTGCACTTTCAATCACAGGAGTTTGACGACCACGCAGGAAACCAACACGAATACAAGGATTCACTGCTGGACTAGCCAACATGAACCATTGATCACTATCCACATTCGAGGCAATCGCTTCCCCATCCATACCAGTGAGATTGGTATCGTTAAGGATCGGCGTCGTCAAAGGCAGATAACGCCCAACATGCGGGTTATTATTCGGCGTTAACGGTGCCGCACCCGATGTGGGGAAGTTAGTCGCAAGTACAGTACCTTGACTGTAGAGTTGTTCCGCCAACTCCGCATCTTGTGAACCGACCACAACACGATCAGGACGACAGAGGATCGGTTTATTATTGGAATCTCGACGACCACGGAACTTCTCAATTGCAGAACTGATACCTGCAATACCAAAATCATCAGTAATCTGGTTAGTACCAGCACTATAGAAGGTGGCATCTAACAAGGCTTTGACTACGGCAAACTCAAGAGCCAAGGCCGCATTACGACCAAGGCCCCTAGGTATCGCCAAGAAGGCCGAGAGATCGTCATTGATCATGTCAGAACGATCGAGACCTAACATCATACCTTTGGTATCGATTGCCAATGACTGACGTTCGTCACTAAAGGTTCCATGTTTTAGTTCACCACCAGGAGGAATTCGCTGATAACCACCGTTGACAGTCAAACGATAGAAATAGTTAGTTTTGAAATCAACCACGGTTTCGGTACCGGCAATCTGTCGCCAAATGGTTTCAGCATCCTCGAAAGCTGCCAACAGAGTTTTGTAAGCAGTATTCTCTAGGATGTTGGAGACAGAAAGAGTGGAGAACGGTCCGGCAGCTTTAAGAGGATACTCACCACGAAGCTTCTCGTTTGCTCGAAGACCGTATTGAAAAAATTCTTCACTACGACGAGAAACACCGGATATATTCATCTTCGTTGCCCGAATGTTCATGTCGAACAAATCAGACAGATAAAAGAATGAATTTTCCTTGCGAGCCGAAGCTTCCAAAACCTTCTCGTCATACCACTTCTCCAGACCATACTCTTGGCCTGTTATCGCATTACGAGCATTGTCAGGAACACCAGCAGTACGAGCCAGTGAACATTCAATCACTTGAGATCGGAAGACTGCATCTCGCTCACCCAACTCAAATCCACCATCAAAACGAGTAGGACGAGAACGAGAAGCCCGCAACATGTTTAACTCGACACTATCAGGGGCATGCCCCTCTTTGATGGCAAGAGCCCGATACTCATCAGGAGTAAATTCCTTGCCATTGACAAGTACCTTGTCAACTTCAGGGTAACTGGTGAACGACGCCTTGATCTCAGTAACACGAGTATCTTCAGCAGCTTCCAATTCACGACGAGCTTCTAGATCAAAATCTGAGTCATCAGCTGCTTTGATCCTTTTATCCTTTGGAGTATCTTCAGAATCGTCTTCCTCTGAAGATTTCTTTTTGTTGAGACTCAGTTCAAGTTCTTGCTTCTCATTCCAAGAAGCTTCCAACTTGCTTGTCTGGTCTTCAGTGAGATTAGCAGGGTCAAGGCCAAGAGACGCGACCCATTCTTTAAACTTCATATCAGACTCCCTATAGTAACGAGCCGCAATCTTTACGGTGTTGCCTTCATCGGCACCCACCGAGAGAAGAGACAATTCATGAATGACTGTCTTAGTGGCGACAATCACAGGACCCTGATGTACAGCACCGTTAACACGGACTGAACGGCCCTTGGGGACAACAAAGCCTTCCTTGACATTTGCTCCGACAGATACCTGGAAAGGAAAACCATTCTTAGCATCTGCCTTGACTTGCTCTGCATCGGCAGTCGTACTAGAGAGAACACCGTTGGCAAAAATCTTATCAGAGATAATTTGCTCGGTGGTGTGACCTACTCGTCGTTTAGTGTCATGATCAAGAACAATGGGTGTGGAGTTACGGGCAAAAGAAGCCCCCTTTACATCAATGATTACTGGATGAGGAAAACCATTAAGCCTCATCGGTCGTCCTGTATTAGCCGTCATTTGGACGGTAGGCAAACGATCACCTTCACCAGCCTGCAACTCGACTATGCCAGTCAATTGCAAGTGCGAAGGAATATCCAGAGATGCTTTGAGAGAAGTAGGAACTATCATTTTTGCAAGGCGGATTCCACGGCTGCCCGGACAGTTTTGTCCAGAAGGGTAGAAAGATCGACATCAAGATTCGATTTTCTGTCTGGTTTGTTGATCAGATTTTCATTGTTAGCGAGAAGATCAACTCCAATCTCATTGTCATGAACATGGACGACAGTGGTTACTACGACCACATGTACATCAGGTTCTTTAACAGTTTCGTGCTCTTCCACGGCTTTCCCTCCAAAAATGCAGAACATTAAGTATGCTCCCTAGTTTTCCCTCTAACCGCTCGGTTTGGCAATTCTATATCTATAAATTCTCAGAAGAAGATCGTGTAGAATCAGAATTACCCTCTGGACCATTATCAACCGACATACCAATGTTATTACGTTCTCTGAACTGAGTTTGTGAAATAACTTCTTCTTGCCACTCTTCCAAAGAACGGTTGTATTCCCGCTCCTGAATATCACGATCGAGCAAGATACCTCGATCGTGAAGAACAGCTTCAGCTTCGGCAACCTTTTGCGGATCAGTATGAGTAAGCGTCGGCGGGTCCCAATTCCACTTATGATCAGGAGAGAATCTCCGCAGTGATGGATTCTCTTGAAGAAAATCAGGAGTAGTATCTTTCTGTCGTTGCCCATCCTGAGTAAGAGGAAGAGGACCATCTAAGTAGCCAGGGATCAAAGCAGCTTCTCGCCACCACATATCGAAGATAGAATCAATGACGTCTTCCTCACATTGAAGACGATCTACATCAGTCTGACGACGATAAAGATCAATATCGATAGTCTGTGAAGACATGTTAGCACCATTCGACGAACCAGCTGCATAGTTAAACGGCGTTAACAATGGTCGGACAATCTCACGAAGAAGACTATCAACAAAGGAATCATAGTGTGCCGTAGGTTGCTTGGCATCGAACTGACTCATCTTCGTTCCCCAAGGCAATGTAGTGAACATACTACTGTTAATGGGAATGTGATCAAATGGATCAGGTTCATCATCAGGATCACCCCAAGCAGTTACTGAAGGAGGCATTTCAGTTTCTAAAACAGCTGCGAATGACGAAGCAACCTCAGCTGACTTAACTGTCGCCAGAGTGTAACGACGAAGAAGAGCACAAAGTGTTAAGGAGGATGTTAACTCGGGTATGCCACGACTCCAGCTTCGATCTTTGCGGAACCAATGAATCATTCCACGAGCATCTACCCAATCACCTTCTAAGCGAAAACCCTGAAACTCTGCACCGGGATGAGTTCTAAGTACGTAGTAAGCATCAGGATTTCCATAAAAATCAAAACGGATGCCGTCGACACCCCTCTCTTCAGAGAAGGGAGTGAGATTAGTGAAGGATTCTTCAGTAGAAACACGGTCACATTCTAAAAGTTGAAAATCAAGTTTGACTGCATCAGGGATACGGGGATTTGTAAAGGCACGAAGAAAGGTTTCACCATCTACTACCTTGGCAAGCTTCGCCTGAATAAACTTATAACGAAGTTTTGCTCGTCTCATCCAGCGTTGAAACTTCATCTCTAAGAATCGTTTGCGAGGAATACTAATACGGGAATCTGTAATCTTATTGGACGGTCCACTACCAATGAAATCATTACAGATTGACCGAACAGTGCCCAAAAGATACGGATTATTTTCGATAATTTCATATCGAGAACGCGATCGTAGGTCTTTACGGACTGCATAACTATTGGCTGCATCGGGAGAAAGATTGTCGGCATTAGACCAATGATTGATATGAGCTTCACTACTGTTGGAAGCTGCATCATAAGAAGCTTCAATCTTGGCTAACTGTCTACGAACCATTCTCATGTAATCCCTTTCATTGAAGAAAGGCTTACCGTTCGGTCCTAGAACTTTTCCTTGCATTTCAACTCTCCCAAGCCAAGATAACTAGTTTGGCAACTCCTGAATCAGTATTCACTCCGAAGTTTGTACCAATAGCAGATCGTAATCGAAATGAAGCAGACTCATTAACCTTGATAAGTCCTACACTATGAAATGGAGAAAAGTAGTAACCCCAATTCACATCTGCCGGTCCATAGTTAAATATCCAACACCAACCCGGTACTGTTAACTCTGAGAAGTCAACTTGTGCAGTTGATGTAGTAACCTCAATCATTCCCGGTGAAGGACCACTATCAGTAGCAGAAAGAATCAACTCTTCCCGACCAACTATACGAATACCCGAAGTGAAGTTCGAGCATCGTATAGTATTAAGTATTCTCAGTTCCGGGTCTGCCATTAGTCTTCCCACACAAGGGATTCAATCTTTGTAATACCACTCACACCTTGTCCGTAAATCTTCACCGCTGGATCACAGAGAATACGAAATGAAGCTGATTCACCGGGACGAACTTCGCCGATCGGTCGTAGATCGAGAACAGCATAGAGATATCCCCATTGCATGACATTGCTGCCAATATTCCGCATCCAACACCAACCGGGAGTAAAGGTATACCCCTTGAATAGATGAGTAGTACCGGGTGATTGAGCAATCTCTATTAAGCCAGGTAAAGGCCCGACACCCGTAGATGAAACAATATCAAAGGAACGGGAACCGATCACATTGTAGGCAGACATACCACTGCCTACAGGAATGATCTGATTAGTGACGCGAAGGGTCTTACTCATCAATCTTCCCAAGCAAACACTTCAAGCAATGGTGTTCCCGCATCAGCTTGTACACGGAGTGTCACACCGGGTTTGAAGCGAAACATAGCTGATTCCCCAGGTTCTAAGGTACCCATGTCAACGATACTACCACCACTATCAGGACCCCAATCGATATTATTAGTGTCATCGAGGTTTTTCAGTCTTACCCATCCAAGAGTGGTTAGTTCTGAAAGATCAACTGCGGTATCTGTGGTGCTAGTGGCAATCGTACCCGGAGTAGGACCACCTACATTAGCTTGAACAACCGTGAATGGTCTTTGACCGATCGGGTCCCAAACTGAATTGTCATGGTTTACTTCCAACGACAACCGACATTTTATTATTCCAGCCATTTACTTGGTTCCTATGTGGAATCCCTTTCGCTCTCGATACTCGACAGGAAAAGAGATTACAATTGATCCAATAACAACCTCACTAACTTCTTCAGGATCGTCTGTACCGTCAATGTCCAAGATGGCATCAGGATCAATCAATCCCCAACCTGTGTTTGGATCATGGCCAGGAGCGTCAAGGTCTTTACTCACGTCACGAATCACTTCACGAAGACCTTCATAATCTTCAAACTCAATACCTTTACTGATGGCAAGAGTAAGAACACCGCAGACAAATGGTGTAGCCATTGACGTACCACTCATCAGTCCGTAAGAACTTTTTGTGATACAAGAGAGCATATCTTGTCCAGG